GGCTTCGTGATCCGCAGTCAGATCATCTGGGCGAAGCCGCGGCTTGTGCTGGGGCGCGGCGATTATCATTGGCAGCATGAGCCCTGCCTCTACGCCGTGCGCAAAGGTGCCACCGGGCATTGGCAGGGCGCGCGTGACCAAACAACGCTGTGGTCGATCGGCAGCGGCGCCGAGGACATGGCGACGGTGCACGGCACGCAGAAGCCGGTCGAGTGCATGCGCCGGTCGATCGTCAACAACAGCGCTGAGGGCGAGACCGTCTACGAGCCCTTCAGCGGCAGCGGCACCACCATCATCGCCGCAGAGACCGCCGGCCGTGTCTGCCTCGCGATGGAGATCAGCCCCGAATATTGCGACGTGGCCGTCGAACGCTGGCAGGCCATGACCGGCGGCGTCGCAGTTTTGGCTGGCAACGGGAGCAGCTTCGCCGACACCGCATCACGCCGCCCGAAATAGGCCGGCGAAAACATTTGTCAGTTGCGAGCGTCAAGGGAAAGGCTGTGAATTTTCGGCAATTTTTTGGGATAAAAAGAGGAAATTTTGCATCGATGGATGAAAATGTGACATTTATATTTCGGGCTTAGATTATTGTTTTCAGTGAATTTCGTCAAATTTGCGCGCCTAGCGAGCAGTGGCTCTCGCTCCATGGTGTTGTCCACGCATTGTGTGGATAAGTCTGTGGTTAACCCTGCCTGATCAGTGCCCAGGTGGCGGTTAAGCAGGGCCTATGTCGGTCCGCTCAAAAATGAGGCAAGGCGAAATTTTGTCCCGCCTATGCCGATGTCATCGTCAGGCGGTGGCAGGAGGCAGGAGGCGACCGGTGAGGCCGCGGTGTTGGAGGGCGAAGATCGCATCTTTGCTGACATCGCCGCGATGCGCGGCGTCGTTGATCATGATGTGATCCAGACCGCCGAAACATAGCAATCTCATTACGTCGCATATTGCTTGGCTCAAGCGCGGCACAGAGGGAATTGTCCGTCACCCGCAGGGGATGCCCTGCACGCCGAAAAACATCACGGGCCAGCATTTCTGCCGCGGTGAATACGCAGCCTGACGCGGGCCACTCCCGCACCGCCCCGACCGGCTTCTGCCCGGCGGGGCTCCCGGCAGTAGGGGCCGATGACCGGCACCCGAAACCGGAGACCACCACAATGACCAAGCTTTCTGACACCCAGCGCTTGATCCTCAGCGCCGCCGCACAGCACCGTATGGGCCTTGCCCGCCCGCCCATAAGCCTGCCGGCCGCGGCCCGCAACGCGGTGTTCCGCAGCCTAATCAAGAACAACCTGCTCACCGAGATCAACGCCCCGCGGGAGCATGTCGGCTTCGGCTGGCGCCAGGATGAGGACGGCACCTGGATCGTGGCGCGCGTCACGGACGAGGGGCTGCGTGCCATCGGTATCGACCCGAACGAAGGGGACGCGTTGGCCGACGCGGCGCCCACGGTGGCCCCGGCCGCCGAGCCCGCGACACAGGACGCCAACAGCGACGAGCCCGCCCAGGCCGCGCCCCTGACGGAGGAACTTGCCATGCTCGACCAGGCCCTTGCGGCACCCATCGCCACGCGGCGGACCAGCCTGCGCGATGCTGCTACGGCGATCCTCGCCGCCTGGGATGACGATGCCAACCGCGAGGGCGACATGATCGGCGCCCTGCACACGCCGATGGAAGCGCTCCGCACACTGCTTGCCGGCAAGCCCGCCCGCGTGCCGCGGGACTCTGGCGTGCCGCGCAAACCGCGCGAGGGCACCAAGCAGGAGCTGGTGCTGGCCATGCTGCGCCGCGCCGAAGGCGCCACGGTGGCCCAGATTGCCGAGGCAACGGGCTGGGCGCAGCACACGGTGCGCGGCTTCTTCGCGGGTCTCAAGAAGAAGGGCTACGCGGTCGAGGTTCGGGACCGCATTCGCCAGGTCGGCCCCAACAAGACGGGGGCCAAGGGCTCCTTCACCATCTACGCCCTGCAGGAGTGAAGCGCCTATCCACCGCGACGCACATCAGCGAAAGCACCGGGGAACCCAGCATTCCCCGGCTCAGTATGTATCTACAATGTTGACACTAACTGCGCGAGCCACTATATCTTGCCCCTCAGTAGCATCCCGAGGGCAGCATGCGGGTCATCGTCAAGAAGTGGGGCAACAGCGCTGCGGTGCGCATACCGGCATCGGTGATGGCCGCGGCACATTTCTGCCTCGACCAGCCGGTCGACATCCGCGAGGAGGAGGGCAGCATCATCATTGAGCCGGTGCGGCCTGATGGCTACGACCTAGCGTCGCTGGTCGAGGCGATCACCGATGACAATCGCCATGAAAATGCGGAGTTTGGTGCGCCGCGGGGCAGCGAAGCCTGGTGAGCGGCGCAAGATATGTGCCCGAAGCCGGCGACATCGTTTGGCTGGAATTCGACCCTCAGGCTGGCCATGAGCAGGCGGGGCATCGCCCGGCCGTCGTGCTCAGCCCCGCAGCGTACAATGGCAAGACCAGCTTGATGGTTTGCTGCCCCCTCACCACCCGCATCAAGGGCTATCCCTTCGAGGTCGCCATTGCCGGCAAGCCGGACAGTGTCGTCCTTGCTGACCAAGTAAAAAGCCTCGACTGGCGGGCACGCCGCGCCACACGCAAGGGCCGGGTGTCAGCCGCGGAGCTTGAGGAGGTACGTGGCAAGCTGCGCGCCTTGGTGGGGTAGCCCCACGCCCGTTTTATCCTTGTGCGGCGGGAGGTCGCCGCCATGCCCGAACTGACCAGTTCGACCCGTGAGGCCGCCCGCCGCATCGGTGTCAGCGATACCGCCATCCACAAAGCCGCGCGCGCGGGCCGCATTGCCCGCGAACCGAATGGCCAGTGGGACATCGATAAGACCCGCCGCCGGCTGACTGAGACCGCCGATCCCAACCGCTCGCCCCTGGCAGCGAGGGACAGCGCCGATGGCACGCCCTTCGCCCGGCTGAAGGTTGCGCAGCTTGCCTTGAAGGTGGAGGCGCAGCGGCTCTCGCTGGATGAAACCAAGCGTCGGCTGCTCGACGTTACCGAGGCCAATGCCGCGCTCGATGAGATCGGCAGCACCATGCGCGACGCGCTGCTGAACTGGCCGGCGCGCGTGTCCGGCCTGATCGCCGCCGAGATCAGCGTCGATCCACATCTGCTGCAGACCATCTTGCAGAGCCACATCAACGACCTGCTGACGGAGGCCGCCGATCGCTTCGACCCAGCAGGCCTCGGAGGGGATCGGTCCGCGGACCCGTAGCCATGTCCGCAGCCGCGTGGGCGCGATGCTGCGCCCGCCGCCGCAACTCACCGTCTCGGAATGGGCCGAGCGGCATCGCATGCTCGGCAGCCGGGCATCGGCCGAGCCCGGTCCCTGGCGCACCAACCGCACGCCCTACCTCAAGGACGTCATGGACGCGCTGTCCGCGGTGCATCCGGCCAGGCGGGTGGTTTTCATGAAGGGCGCGCAGGTGGGCGCCACGGAAAGCGGCAATAATTGGCTCGGCTACATCATGCACCATGTGCCGGCGCCGGCGCTGGCGGTGCAGCCGACGGTGGAACTGGCCAAACGCTTCTCCCGCCAGCGCATCGACCCACTTTTGGAGGAGACGCCCGCGCTGCGGGAGCGGGTCGCCCCGGCGCGGGCTCGCGACAGCGGCAATACCATGCTTTCGAAAGAATTCCCGGGTGGCATTCTGGTGCTGACCGGGGCCAATAGCGCGGTTGGCCTGCGCTCGATGACGGCGCGGTTCCTGTTTCTCGACGAGGTGGATGCTTATCCCGGCGATGTGGCTGGCGAGGGCGATCCCATCGCCTTGGCCGAGGCGCGTGCCCGCACCTTCGGCTGGCGTCGCAAAGCTTTTTTGGTCAGCACGCCGACCATCGCCGGCCGCAGCCGGATTGAGCGGGAGTATCTGGCCTCCGATCAACGCCGGTTCTTTGTGCCCTGCCCAGCCTGTGGCGAGATGCAGTGGCTACGATTTGAACGGCTGTTCTGGGAGAAGGGCGCGCCGGAGACGGCGCGTTATCATTGCGATGCCTGCGACCACCCCATGCAGGAGCATGACAAGACCGCCATGCTCGGTTCTGGCGAGTGGCGCGCGACAGCCCAGGGCCAGGACCCGCACACCGTCGGCTTTCACATCTCGGCGCTCTACTCGCCGGTGGGCTGGCTCTCCTGGGCGCAGATCGCTCGTGACTGGGAGGCAGTCCAGGGTAAGCCCGAGGATATCAAGACTTTCAAGAACACAGTCCTTGGCGAGACCTGGCAGGAGCAGGGCGAGGCGCCGGATTGGGAACGGTTGGTCGAACGCCGCGAGGATTTCGCCATGGGCGTCGTTCCCGCGGGTGCGCTGGTGCTGACCGCCGGCGTGGACGTGCAGGACGACCGCATTGAATGTGATATCTGGGGCTGGGCCGAGGGTTTTTCGTCGTGGCTGGTGGACCATCTGGTCATTCCTGGCAGCCCGCGCGACCGCGAGCCCTGGGACGAATTGGCGCGAGTGTTGGCGCGCGACTGGCCACGCCATGGCGAGGGCACGATGCGGGTGGCCCGGCTCTGCGTGGACACCGGCGGCCGTGACACCGCCGCCGTATATGGCCACCTGCGCCGCCTGCGCGATCCGCGGATAGCGCCCACCAAGGGCATCGATGGCTGGAACCGGGCGCAACCCGTGCAAGGCCCGACGCCGGTGGATGCACTGGTCAATGGCCAGAA